CCGAGACCTGGGCACATAACACCTCGATGAACCGGGCCATCGGCTCCGACGCCGCGGCTAAGCCGGCTGTCGGCGCTGACGAGGACGAGCAGTCCTCGCCCGACGCGCCCCAGCCGCCCACGGGGTCGACTGGATCTCAACCTCAGGGACCATCAACACCTGGGACATGATGGTGGCGCAGGACAGTGAATCGACGTAGTCGTCATGCACGCCGGCCTCGTTCGGGGCAGCTACCACGAGGTGAGCACCCTTGTAAGTCTTCTCCACATCCACCATCTGGGTTCGGAACCGACGCCAGGTCTTGGTCCGCTTGGCCCTGGGATGCGCCGGCCACGACAGCAAGCCCCGCTGGAGTAACTGCTGGAGGTGCTTCCACCTGGCACTTTGATCCTGGATCTGTGACGACAGTGGTTCCACCTGGATACGTGGCAGCAGTCGCTTCAGCCGATCAGCAGCTACGTCGCCAACTCCTTGAGCGTCAACGCCGCAGGCCACGATGGAGTAGTTGCTGAAGAAATCCACGATCCGCCAGTACTGATCCTCCCATTCTTCCCCGTGCATCTCCAGCCAGTTCAGGATGCGACAGTCGTATAGCCCCAGTTCGTCCGGTCGGTCCCAGTCTACGAAAAGCACCGTGACCACGGTGGAGTCCATGCGGCGGGCAAAATCTATGCCGGCCACCAGGGGAGAACGCCAGTAGCTCTGGACGATGGGCATGGTGGGGTCACCAAGCTCGTCCATACGAGTCTCTGTGACCAACATGCCCCGTTCCAGGAGCCACTCCAACCTGTAGTTGAGCCTGAACTCATCGCTGTCCTCCCCGATCCGCATGGCCTCACCGCGGATGTAGGCCGCGTAGTTCTTGTTGAACCGGGCGCAGTAGTGCCAGTCGAACCGGAAGTGGTTCTTCTTGCCACCCCGGCGTAGCTCCATGCGCCGGTTCATCTGGATGGTCTTGAAGAAGGCCCCTTTAATGATGTCAGGAGTGCCGGTCATGACCATGGTCGCCAAATAAAAGGCTCCCATCGGAGCGATGGATTTATTCAAAACGTACTCGTCCACCGACTGGGATTCGTCTACAAAGATGACATGGTACGACTTGGACTCGATCTTGGCCCTGGGGTTGGCGGTCTGCATGGCGCAAAAGCTCTGGCATTTTTTCAAGCGGACCTTCCGCGACCCTGGGCGCACCACGTCATCGATCTCTGGGTCTTCCAGCATCTCCAGCGCCCGCTCTGAGGTCAGACGGTCCACCACACGTCCAAACAGAGTCTCAACCTGCTGCTCAACTGGAGCGAAGCAACCGACCATGACCCCCTTGCGGAACTTCGCGAGCATGCCCACGTCAGGGAACATCTCAGCTAACCGCGGTAACAAGATCATCAGGCTGGCGGCGACGTTGGCGATGACCTCTGTCTTGCCGCTCTGGCGGGAGCATTCCCCAGTGATAGTGGCCCCATCTCCGCTGATGACGCTCTCGATGATGCGCCGGCCCAGGGTCTCCTGGTAGGGGAACATATCCACCCCGCTGAAGATGAGCGTGAACTCCCACACCTTGTCCACAAGGCGGTCCACAAACTGCTGGTCGTTGGGGTCCAGGACAGGCGGGGCGTACTGGGCCAGGTCGTCGGAGAGGCCATCCTCACCTGGCTCCAGGTCGTCTTCCCCCAGGGTGGGGTCATCCACGTAGGTCATCCCCAACCAGGCTAGGAGGGCCGCGGAACCTGTGGAAAACTCCCCCTTGCGGAGGGTCCGGAACTACGCTAGTGTTTTTTCCGGAGAAGGTACCCGGCGGGGGAAGTGCGTGTAAATGATCCGCGCCTCTAGTCGGTCGTAGGCGGCGCTGTAGAAAACAGCCTCCATTTGCAATCTTCGCCGGGGTAACGGCTTCACTCATGTAGTTACAAAGGCGCGCCCAAATCTCCGGAGATTCGGGCTTGACAGCCGCCTGGGGCGGGTGCAAAGTACGGGGTTACCGCCCTGGCTCAGGCCGAGCGGGCTGGAATCGAGGAGGTGGAGGGTGGACAAAGGCTTGGTACCACCATGCCTGGAACTGGGTGACGGCCCCGAGCATGTGCTCCTGGCCTGGATGTCGAAGAAGGCTGGGAGCAGGGGTTTAGTGAAGCTGGACCCTGCCGGATTGATCGAGCAGGGTGCCAAGAGAGCCTTCCAGGATCATCACGCCACCAGGAGAACAGAGGCGGCGATGAGGCATCTCCTCGATGGTGACTACATCGAGAGGACCGACATCGGCTTTGAGATCTCGGACCCCTGTTCTTGTTGGAAGGGAGGTAATCCCCAAAACCCCCTCGCCGCCAGGCGACCCGTAGGTATCGTAATGCGCGGAGCGCATGGAGATGCCGAAGCACAGTTGTCTGGATTGGTGTCTCCTGTGTCTTCCCTGGGAGTTAAGTCGGAGTCTGTCCAAAATCCAGTCAGCCTCCTGGCGAGGGATTTTTTCCCCACGGTTTTCTCAGGAGACATGCGGCCCCAGTTGAACTGGCAGGCCCTGGCAAGGGGCCTCAAGATCTGGAGGTCCGACCACAGCATCAGCCTCAACACCATGAGGTTGATGATGGTGGAGTTTGGCCGGCATCCTGAGTGGTGGCGGCGATCAGACAAACCAGTCTGGGTGGTCTTCCTGGGCCGGCGTGACAAGTTGGCTGCCTTGGTGGAGAGTCGTCGGAAGCGCCATCCTGGCGACCGGAGGTACAGCGCCGGCCAGGGCCGTGACTACTGGCTTGGCCGTCACACCCCCCGTTCATACTCCCCGGCATGACCAGGCGCACCCCGCTCTGGGTCCGCGGTCGACTGGACCCTGACTTCGACATCGACCCCAGGCGAGGCTGCCTGACCCCTACCGGTCGTGTCAACGAGTTGTACTTCGACACCAGCATCGAGGCCCTGGCTGCCTGCCAGGCCATCTGCGTCCGCTGCCCGGTGTTCAGAGACTGCACCCGCTGGACCCTGGCGAACTACCAGGACTTCCCCTATGGGATTTTCGCCGGCATGACCGAAGAGGTCAGACGGCGCATCCATGAAGGGAAGGAGGTGTACTACGACTGGCGGCAGGAGTGGACCCGCCGGCACCTCCAGGAGCGCATCGCAACCCGCAAGCTACGGGAGCAATACCAGGCCGGCGAGCGCAAACGAGCCGCGGCCAAAGCTGAGATGCCACCCTGCCCCCTCTGTGGGCAACGAGATAGTGTCTCCCGCAACGGACGCCAGGTGAACCTCGTGCTCCCTGACCGTCAACGCTACCACTGCCGTACCTGTAACCGGAACTTCCTGGGAGAGGAACTATGAACGACGTATTCCCGCACTATCGCAGCAAGACCCTGGAGCAGTTTGAGGCCAGTACACCAATCCTGAAGGAGGCAGTGAATACTGTCGAGGGCTATATCGGCAGGATCGCCCTGGCGAGAGCCATTGGCAAGGGCATCACCTTCATGGGCCAGAACGGGACCGGTAAGACCCACCTGGCGTGCTGTGTACTAACCGCGGCCAGGGACACTGAGCACAAGATCGAGTGCATTGAACTAGCCACCTACATCGACCTGTACCTGGAGATGTTCCGCGTCCAGGATGCGGACCGGATCGAGTACATCAACGATCAGCTTCGCTACATCAAGCGGTGTCACTTCCTGCTCCTGGATGATTTGGGCCGCGAACATAGGTCAGGGTCAGGTTGGTCAGGCGAGCGCGTCTTCGACCTGATGCGCTACCGCTATAACCGCGGCACACCCACTCTGATCACCACCAATCTGACGCTTGATGAACTGGATGAACGCTACGGCGAAGGGATGTCCAGCCATCTCCAGGGATCCAGCATCGTCGTGCTCGTGGATGGCGAGGACTACAGGGTGAGGAACGCCGATGCGTCGTGGTCAGATCGGGACTGACGCAGAGGGCCGAGTCTTCTTCGTCTGGGAGGGCCTGGTGGCGGTCCTCCCAGACCACCGACTGGTCAGGGGCCTGGAGCGACTGGCAACCACTACCGGCCAGTTCCGACGAGCCGTCGACTACTGGAAGGTGCAAGACCGGGCGCTGGCCCTGATGTGGTCACTCAACCAACGCACCCCCTGGCGCATCGACCTCGTGGTCACCACCCGCGGTCCCGCCTTCACCAAGGCCCTGTCGGAGAAGGTCACCCAGGAGAACTGGCCGGTGCGCTACGTCACCTACGACACCCCTCAGAGCCTGGGGAGGGCGCTGAGCTACATGCCCGATGTCCAACGCGTGTACTACGGCCTGGAGGAACAGCGGTTCGCCTACGGGCCTCACGGGTTCTTCTGCGGGCCTGACACTCCTCTTACAGTGTCCTGATGCCTGACATCGAGTGGCAGGCTATATGCCGCACCATCCAGGACCGTAACTTTGATGCCCTGGCTCACGCCGGCATCACTACCACCTTCTTCTTGGACCCCGAGAACGCCGCCGTCTTCGACTGGATGCGGGAGCACTGGAACCGCTACGGCTCATCCCCCAGTGAGGACGCCTTCCAGCACGAGTACGGCAACACCCTGATCGAGACCCCTGAGCCGCTGGCTTACTACATCGATCAGCTACGCGACCAGCGCCGTTATGCCCTGCTCAGTGACATACTCGATAGCGTCAACGAGCCGTACAAGAACCAAGAGACCGACATCGCGGTAAAGCTCCTGGCGTCGGGCCTGGAGGGCCTCCACCAGGAGGTCACCGAGCTACTGGATCAAGACGCCATTGACACCATGGAGGAGCAGATGGCGATGTTCCGCTCTCTGGCAGCCAACCCCGGCATCGCCGGCTGGCCCACCGGGTTCCCGTCCATGGACCGGGCCACCTGGGGCCTCCAGGCGGGTCAACTAGTGACCCTGGTGGGCCTCCAGAAGGTGAAGAAGTCCATGCTGCTCATGATGATGAACATCGCCTCCCACACCGCAGGGGCCAAGACCATGTTCATCAGCTTTGAGATGACCAACCAGGAGCAGATCACCCGGTACAACGCCCTCCGCGCCGGCATCAGCCTGACCCACCTCCAGCACCCGAGTGCCATGGAGGACTGGGAGTGGAAGAAGCTGAGCCGGATGATGCACGGCGTGGAGGGCATGCAGCCCATGATCTTCGTGCATGACCCAGGCCGCACCACCACCGTGTCGGCCATCGCCGCCAGGATCGCGGTACACCAGCCCCAGGTCGTGTTCATCGATGGCACCTACATGATGGAGAGCGAGCAGGACGTGCCCCAGGGCAGCCCCCAGGCCCTCACCTCGATCACCCGCTCTCTCAAGCAACTGGCAGATCGGGCTGAGATCCCCATCGTGCAAACCACGCAAGCCTTGTCCTGGAAAGCAAAACGTGGCGTGCTGTCCCTCGACTCCATAGGATATTCCTCCAGCTTCGCCCAGGACAGCGATGTTATTTTTGGAGTGGAGGAGGTGAAAGAGGAGGGGGAGGCCAAGCCCAACGACCTGAAGCTACGGATCATCGCCTCCAGGAACTGCCCCATCCACGATGTCATGCTCCTGGTGGATCTTGACCACGGCTCCATCATGGAGACCGAAGAGATCGAGTACAAAGACGACGACGACATGACCAGCCGTGATTGAGGATCTGCTGGAGCACATCGGGATCGAGGACATCCGGTCCCTGGGCGTCGAGGTGCAGGCGCGCTGCCCCATGCACGAGAAGAGGACGGGGGAGCGAGAGCGCCGGCCAGACCATTGGTCGATCAACCGGCACTCAGGGGCCATGCACTGCTTCTCTTGCGAGTACTCAGGCTCCCTGACCAGGCTCATCATCGACGTAGCCGGCGTGAGCCTGTGGGACGCCAGGAAGATGATCCGCCAGTTCGATGTTGATCTCTCCGATGATGAGGCCCCCTGGGAGCCACCCATCGGCATGGCGGTGGAGAGTCGGCTGGAGGAGTTCGGGCCACCCCCGCCCCGTGCCCTGGCCCGCCGGCACCTGACCCCCCAGGTCTGCGACCGATTCCAGCTTCGGTGGGACTACGAGGAGGCTGCCTGGGTTATCCCCATCTTCTCCCCAGGTGGTGAGAAGTGGGGCTGGCAGACCAAAGGGGTCGACATCCGCAACCATCCCCCTGGCATCAAGAAGGGCCGCACCTTGTTCGGCCTTGACGTGCTCGTCTGGAACCGGCCCCTCCTGGTGGAGAGTCCATTGGACGTGGCTTACTTGGACACCCTGGGCATCCCCGCCGTGGCTGCCTTCGGCTGCCAGGTGTCCGACATGCAGATGAAGCTCCTGGTGGAACGGTGTGACCGCCTGACCCTGGCCCTGGACGACGACCGCGCCGGGCGGGCCGAGATGCGCCGGCTCCTCAAGGAGAAGTGGCACCATCGCATCCCCATGACCGTGTTCAACTACCAGGGCCTGAGTGGCAAGGATCCCGGCGAGCTATCACCGGCCGAGGTCCGCAAGGGCCTGGAGTACGCGGTGCCGGCGGTGTTCTGGTGAGGATCACTTGTGTGGACGCCCACCTGGAGGACGGCACCATCCGCCACTTCACTATGGAGGAGTTGTTCCTGTATCTGCGTGAGCAGGCGCAGGTAGAACGCCAGAAGGTAGTGGACCGGATAGAGGAACTGAAGGGCGATGTTTAAAGGCACCCTCATCCCGGCGGTGTTCTGGTGACCTTTGATCGTGACCTGGCTGCCTTTCAGAAATGGCTCGCCAGACAAGTTCGGGAGGCCGAGAAGCACCAGGGACATGTCAGCGATGAATATCAGCAGGGTTGGCTCGACGCCATGAATGACGTGCTGGCGGTGCTGGTAGAGGAGTTCGGGGCATGACCTTCAAGGGGTCGTTGTACCCCTTCCAGGAAGAAGCGGTCGACGCCATGATCGACATGCAACACCTCCTGGTGGCCTACGAGATGGGCCTGGGCAAGACAGTTATCACTATCGCCGCGGTAGAAAAGCTGATCGAGGACGGCCAGGTGGGCGGGGGGCTGATCATCTGCCCTGCCTCCATCAAGTTGCAGTGGAAAAGGTTGATCGAGGACTTCGCCCCCGACGCCAACGTGATCGTGGTCAACGGCACAGCCCCTCAGCGCGAGGCCCAGTACCAGCGGTACAAGCGCGGCGAGGGTGAGTACTGCATCATCAACCCCGAGCAGATGGTCAACGACTGGGAGATAGTCTCCCGGCTGCCTAGGGACTTCATCGTGGCCGACGAGGCGACGTGGTTCAAGAACTTCAAGCCGCAGCGGTCCAAGAAGATCAAGCGGCTCAAGGCCACCTACCAATGGGCCTTGACGGGCCAGCCAGTGGAGAACCGGGCCGAAGAGGTCTACTCGATCATGTCCTGGATCAACCCCACCGTCCTGGGCAACTTCAAGACCTTCGACGCCGCCTTCATCAAGCGTGATCCCTGGGGCCGGGTCAGGGTCTATCGGAACCTGCCCACCCTGCACCGGCTCCTGTCCGAGCACATGGTCAGGCGCACCAGGAGCGAGGTAGCCGACCAGCTACCCGCGGTAGTGGCACCGGCACCCATCCTGGTGGAAGCAGACCAGGGCACCAGGATGCTGTACCGGCGCATGGTGCATGACCTGGAGGCCGAACTGGCTGAGGCCATGAACACCTGGGGGAACTTCAGCCTGAGTGGCTTCTACCGCGGTGAAGAGCAGGGCGAGGCCCGCGGTCGGATCATGTCGAAGATTACCTGCATGAGGATGTTGGTTGACCACCCCGAGCTACTGCGGCTCTCCGCGGCGCACTACCGCGGGGTACTACCTGGCAACCGCATGGGCAGCGAGTACGCCCAGGAGCTACACGCCGCCGGCAGGCTGGAGGGCCTCAAGAAGGCTCCCAAGCTGGATGCCTTGGTGGGGACAGAGGACAAGCCAGGGCTGATCCGAGAGATCCTGGAAGCCCACCCCGAGAACAAGATCGTTTTTTTCAGCTTCTTTAAGGACATGCTCGACATCGTGGCCGAGCGCACCAGGAGCCTGACCAAGTCGGTGCTCTTCACCGGGGCCGTGTCGATCACCAACCGGGACAAGGCCAAGCAGACCTTCGCCACCGATCCTGACACCCGACTCTTCCTCTCCTCCGATGCTGGCGGGATCGGATTGGATCTTCCTGTAGCAAACTACCTCATATCGTATGATTTGCCCTGGAGCAGCGGAGCGTTCGCCCAACGCCAGAGCAGGATCATCCGCCTGAGCAGCAAGTTTCCCCAGGTCACCCTGCTGACCATCCAGGTCGCCGGGAGCATCGAGGAGTACCAACACGCCTTGTTGGCCCAGAAGAAAAAGGTGGCGGAAGCAGTGGTCGACGGCAAGGGGATTAATACCCGAGGAAATCTGACGCTGGATCTCAGAAGCCTGACCGATTTTTTGGGGACCAGTCAGATATAGTTGGCTCCTACCTGCTCTACTCTTAGAGCAGGGATCCGAATCGACAAGCCAGTCCAGTCCAGATCCATACCGACGACCCCTGCCCCGTCTGGTCATCTCGCGTCGGGCCGCCCCTACCCGCCTCCAGCCGACATGCCTACCCGCACCATGCCCGATCTAGCCACGCCGACAAACCCTCCCAAGTCACGCCGTATCCCATCCCTCCGAGCCGACATACCCGACCTTGTCCTTCCGGCTCACACCGACATGCCTAACCGGACCATGCCGAGCCGAGCCATCCCGACTCGTCAGCCCAGGCCATGTTTCATCCCAGATCAGTCCGCGCCAGATCGACGTTCCATGCCGCACCCGATATCAAGCTTGACCCACCCGACTTGCCAACTCTCGATCCAGCCACCTCCATTCTGACCGACACGCCCTGCTGCACCCTACCCATCCAAGCCGACTAGCCCCGCCTAAGCCTAGCCGTCCCATGCCGACGAACCAAAGGAGAAAATAATGCCGAGAACACCAGCAGAACCCGTCGAGGAAATCCCCGTCGCCCGCCTCAAGGAAGACCTTTCCCTCTATCCCCGTCGCAGGATCGACACCACTAACATCTCCACCCTGGTGGAGGCATATGAAGCCTTCAATGCCGGCGAGGGGGACGAACCTCCCCCAATCATCGTCACCCGCGGCAAAGTCATTGTCGACGGCGTCCACCGGGCCAGGGCCAAGCGGAAGGTCTACGGGGATGACGCCACCATCTCCTGCATCGTGCGTCACTACCGGACCAAGGCCGAGATGTTCTACGACGCCTGCATGCTCAACAGCGGGAGGGGTCACGACCTGTCGCGATGGGATCAGCTTCATTGTGTCGAACTAGCACGGGAACTCAAGCTGCCCATCGAGCGGCTCGCCAAGGCCCTGGGCTGGACTTCTGAGCGGCTCCTGTCCTTCAGCGAGAGGCGGGCCACCCAGACCCTGAGCGGCAAAAAGACGCACCTCAAGTCTTCTCTCCTGTCCCAGAAGAACGGCCCCATAAGCGAAGAGGTGGAAGCGATCAACGAGACACCTGGCGGTGTCGACGGCATGTCACCGGCCTACCACGCCCGCATGCTGCTGATGCACCTCCAGGCCGACAGTATCCCCTACGAGGCCAACCTGGCTCACAGGTTGGCTGACCTGGCAGCCGCCATCGAAGAGTGGCTGTCCAACTATGGGGCCGAAGAAGAAGAAGCCCAATAGAAAGGAATCACCATGTCCGCATCCGATATTTTCAAGTTCCAGTCCCGGTGGACGACCTACACCGGATCCCTCCACATCAACACCCTGGTCGGTGGCATCCCCAAGGACGGGGCCACCATCCACGCCTTCGTCAAGGCCCGCATCACCGACAACGCCTCCGAGATGAGCCGCATTGCCGAAGAGACCATGGTCGAAATGGGTCTTGACCCTGTTCTCGACAAGGATGAACTGAGCGCCGCCCAGGTCGATGAGATCGTGGACAAGGTGTCCAAGAAGGCCGTGGCCGGCAACGGCTTCAAGCAGATCAACGGTGAACTGGTCTGGGAGGGTCGCTGTCTCAAGGCTGCCCTGAACGAGGCGTGCAATGCCCTCTACCCAGGCGTGGAATCCTTCCCCGGCAAGCCCGACAAAACCAAGAAGGGCCTCAAGAGCTACTTCATAGAGCGGGTGGAAGTCGTTGACTACTACATCCCCCTGGGCCGCACCGAGCCTGACATCAAGGGCGAGGAGCGCATCAAGCACATCAGCGGCCCCCAAGGCAAGCGCAGCGCCATCAACCTCGTGGACGTATGCACTGACCTGGACATCACCTTCACCATCAAGGTGCTGAACGACTGGGTGCCACAGGAGTTGTGGCAGGAGCTTTTTGAGTACGTCGAGTTGGGTGGCGTATGGGCTGACCGCGCCCGCGGTGACGGGCGTTGCGAGCTAACCTCCTGGGAAAAATCGACCGACTCCAGGAGCGTCACCCGCTCCAACGGCAAGCGCCGGCTTGCCACCACCGCGTCATAGCAGGGAGGGGCGGCTTAGACCGCCCCTCACACCAAACCAAACCGACTTGCCGTTTTCCTTGCCGTGCCTGACCCGATCACGCCTAGCTGACTCGCCAACCCATGTCTCCCCCAGCCGACTCGCTCCGACAACCCTGACTACCCGACCCTGGCCGTGCCCGCTCAGGCCCTGCCGACTAGCCTCACCCGTCCCGGCCCCGTCCTGCCAACCCTTGCCGTGCCGACACGCCTGCCCCAGCCATCCCTCGCCGTTACGGGCCTCGCCTAGCCGACTATCCCCGCCTTCCCGTGCCAAGCCGCTCCGACATCTCCGGCCCGACCCCCTCAAGCCAATCCGACCCGCCATCCCCGTTCTTTT